CCTTCTGGTGTTACTGGCTCTTCTGGAGCAGGTTCTGGTGCTGCTGGTGTTTCTGGTGCNGGTTGAGCTTCTGGTGCNGGTTGAGCATCTACTGGCTCTGCAGCATCAGCTTCTGATAAAAGCTTTGAATAAACATTATTGATTAAACTATTAAATTTGCTCATGGTTGTTTTAAAATAGCTTGTGCTTGTTGTAATTTAGAATTAGCAGCTGCAATACCAGCTAAAGCCGCAGCCTTTTGAGCTGGATCTGTAGAGTTTGCTTGGGTCTTAAGTTGGTTTAACTGATTATTTGTTGTATTAATATCAGTCTGNGCTTGTTCCTTTTGTTTCTTTTTTAAAGCTACAGTATCATCATTAACCTTTTTCTGNGCTTGAGCCAAAGCAGGATTAGGCTGTGTTGATGTAGTTGCTGGTGTAACATCTTCCAACATCTTTAAAAATTTGCTAGGTTGCTTAGGTTTTAAATCTGACATTTATTATATTTAGTCTAAAAAAGTTTAAATTCTACCCGTTGATTTTTTTATAAAAGAATTTATAATAATTCAGGAGAAGAAAAAGACCCACCCTACTCTTATGCCTAAAGAGCATAATAGTCATATAAATACGCTATGGGTGCTATAAACCTTTGTCCAATCTTTAGTGAACCTGCTTCGCAGGATTCACCTCCTAATTCTCTCCTAATATTAATATATTATTAAATTAAAACTGAAAGTTTTTTAAACCGTGTTTAGTGCTAAATTCTTGTTGTTTTTTGCGATTAAATTTAAGATTGTCTAGGTTTGATAAGGTATTGCGTATTAAAGAGTATATTTCTAATTTATCACCATCGGTAATAGGCTTATAAAAGACGTTAAAAGGTTGTAAATGATAACAATAGGTTATTGGAAAAACCTTAAGAAGTCTATTAATACATTCTATAATCTCATTATCCGTGTTATTTGTATATATAATGGTTTGACGGTATGATCCTAGTCGTTTGTATTCTTCTGTCAATATCTCAAAAGTATATTGAAGTAATAGCTTTTTACGGTCCTTTGTATCAAAATCTGTAGGGTGAATACCTAGATTACTAGCATATTGATAGAATTTAGCCAATACTGCAGCTTNAATTGATTCAAAATCAATAACATTCTGATTAAATTCTGTTTTATANCAATTTAACACAATCTCATATTAAGATTGTTTATATTGATATCAACCTTTTAATTTTAATAACAAAGCTGCTGGAGCTTTACCTATTCTACAATTTATGATACCGTTATAATATCCTTCTTTGAGTAACACATCATGATCAAATTGTATTTTAGATTCATAATATGCTAGCTCAAATTTACTGTCACAAAAGCGCAATATCTCAAATTTAAATTTATCTTTACCAAATTTTTTAATATCTTCATTAACGTCATTGGAAGATGACGTATAAGTCTTCCAATCAGTCTCTACATCAAAGTGTCTTTTGTTTTTTCTTCCTTTGAGGGGTTTGAGTTTTTTGACACTTTTGATTTGTTTCTTTCCAAAATATATCCGGCCAGAAAGGGTGTTAGTAATGCGGTAAATAAACCCGTAAGGTAAATTATTAGCATCAAAATTTTCATTTGTGGTCCAATGGCCTAAGTCCATCAATATAATTATTACAGACTAGGTGGAGTTCTACGGATTATCTTAAAAGGTGTCTTAAATCCTGGACTTTTCTTAGGAGCTTTAAATTTACTTTTTTTAGGTTTATCTACCTGAGTTCCAAATAAATTACGAGCATCATCTGGTGGTCCATATACTCCTGGTCCACTTTGGCCTATATTACCCGTGGCACTTGGATTAGACATACCAACATCTGCTGATATATTGGCTACCGCTCCATTCATTTCTTTCAACATTTCATTAAATTTTTTATTGAACTTTTTCACGGTGATATTTGTATAATATGTATTATACTTATCTAAGCAATTATGCAAACCTTGGATTTAGAAAAACTTTTACTAGAATATCAACAAGAAATTAAACAAGATATAATGGTTGATGAATTGTCTTTAAAAGACAAGATCATGATCATTCCAACTCTTAAGCATAAATGGGTTGCTAGACTTATGGCTCATAAAGCCCAAATTAAGAAATTGACGGATGTCAAAAAGAAAAAGATCAAAGAAATCACAGATCAATCACCTATTGCTCTTTCTAAGCATACTTTAAATGAAATTTTAGATAAAAATGAAGATATAACCATTATACAAGATAATATAGGTAAACTTGAGACTATAATTGAATATCTTGAAAAAGTTGAAAAGCTTATTGGAACTATGACTTGGGATTGTAAAAACCTTATAGATTTACAAAAACTTGAGACTACTTGATGAAGGTAGAATTCCAATATGACTCCAAGCGTAAAGAAGTAAAGATTGTTTCCGAATTCTTAGGAAACATAAAGGAAGCTTTTTCGGTTAAGAATGAGGCTGCTAAATTTAATAGATATAATAGATTTTTACCTCGTAGAATATATGCAATAACTGCTGCTGGCTATTGTGGTATTGGATTGGTTCCAGAAATAGTAGATTATCTTAAAACCCAAGATGTTCCTTTTGATATAAATTATAATGCAGACTATTTAGAAGCTTTAAGCAAAACCCATATAGTTGCATCTGAGCCTTCAGTAAAAACCCTTAAAAGTCAATTTGAGCTCAGAGATTATCAGCAAATAGCCGTAAACAATGCTTTAGATAAAGGTTATGGTGTTGTTGAATTAGCTACAGGGGGTGGTAAGACCTTAATTATTGCTAATTTGGTTTATGCAGCATTGCACAATATAGATCTTACAGAAAAGGTATTAATAATAGTTCCAGATTTAGGTCTAGTATCTCAAACCTATAAAGATTTTGAGAATTATAACTTTCCGATGTCTATAGTGAGCAAATGGACTGGAGATTCAGAATTAGATCCTAATGCTAGAGTTATTGTTGCTAATATGGGTATTTTACAAAGTAAAAATTCAGATATTAGTTGGTTTAGTAAGATAGGACTGTTAGTAGTAGATGAATGTCATAAATTGCGTAGAGGTAACAAAGTATGCAAGCTTATTGATAAAATACCAACTTTAAGAAGAATAGGTTTTACAGGCACTTTACCAGAAAACAATATTGATAAATGGAATATTAATAATTTTATAGGTCCAGTAATATTCAAAAAAACCACCACAGAATTAAGACAAGATGTGGGTGATAAATATATAGCCAATGCTCAGGTGCTTGCTTTGCATATTGAATATGATTTTAAGCCAGATTATACATCTGTGTCCTCTAGTGATATGTATCGTCTAGAATTAGAATATATTCATAATAAAGATTTTAGATATAAAGTTATTCAAAGAGCGGTTAAAAATCTTAATAACAATTGTCTTATATTGGTAGATTATATAGATCATGGTTTAAAAATGAAAGAGGCATTAGATAGCCTTGAAGGCAAACAAGTATTTTTTATTCAAGGTAGTATGGAGGTTGAAGATCGTAAGAAAATTCAAACCCTTATGGAAAAAGATGATAATATAGTTTGTATAGCCATAAGTAAAATCTTCTCCACAGGAATTTCCATTAAAAACATTCATTACATTATATTTGCAGCGGGTGGTAAATCAAAGATTAAGACCCTGCAATCTATTGGTAGAGGTTTAAGAACCCATGAGAATAAAGACATTCTTACCATTATAGATTTAGTTGATGAATTAGTATACGCCTTTAAACATTATGAAAAAAGAAAAGACATTTACGTCAAAGAACAAATCCCCATCCAAGACAAAACAATCAAAGAAACCCAAAGTTGAAGAGGTTGTTGTTGATGTAATAATTCCAGATGTTCCTGTGGTGGTTTTAGATGCTAAAAGCAAAAATTCTCCAAAAAAGGTTTATTATGTAAATCCTCAAGAATTTACAGATGAACTTAAAAAATATTATGAGACTGACATTATTACAGACAAATTAGCATTAATGATCAAAAATATTGCTTATGGTCTTGCCCATGCTCCTAATTTCATTAATTATACCTTTAGAGAAGAAGCTATTGGAGACTGTCTAATTAATATGTTTAATGCGATTAAAAAGAAAAAATATAACTTTAATTTAGGTTATAACCCATTTTCATATTTTAATTCTATTTCTTTTAATTGCTGGAGAAGTCGCATTAAAAAAGAAAAGCGCATGAGAGATACACTTGCAGCTTATCAAGAAGAAATGTATAGTATTCTAGGTCCAAATATGGATTCTAAAGAAACAGAACAATAATGTTGATTAACAATCCAGAGGTAGGCATATTTTCAGATCCTCATTATGGTATACATCGTAACGGGACTACTTGGCATAAGATAGCTTTAGATCATGCTAAGTGGGTGGCTGCACAATTTAAACAAAGAAGTATAAAAGATATAATAATTCCAGGAGATATATTCCATGATCGCAATGATATTGCTGTTAATACTCTTCATATTGTTAATGATATTTTTAGGGAATTTGCCGATTTTAATATTATCATTACTGTTGGAAATCATGATGCTTATTATAAAGATAATTCTAATGTTAATTCTGTTTCTATTTTCAAAGGACGGAATAATATTACTGTTATTGATAGGCTGCATTTATTTGATTATAAAAAGACGAAAATAGCTTTTTGTCCTTGGGGTCAGGATATTAATGAAATACCTAAATGTGATTTAATTGTAGGTCATTTTGAAATTAATAGTTTTAAAATGAATTCTTATAAGGTTTGCACCAATGGTTACAAAGCAGCAGACTTTACACAAAGAGCTAAATTAACTATTTCAGGTCATTTTCACCATAAAGAAGAAAGAAAATATAAAGACGGTATTATTCTTTATGTAGGTTGTCCATATCAGCAAGATTGGGGTGATTATGAAACATCTAAAGGTTTATATATTTTAGATTTAGACACTTTAAAATATGAATTCATAGAGAATAATATTTCTCCTAAACATATAAAGGTTTATTATTCTGAGATAGAAAATGGTAATATTACAGCTAAACAATTAAAAGAGATTGTTCCAGGCAATATTATTAAGCTTATTATAGATAAAGAAGCAGATCAATCTACCACAGATGCAATTTCTAAAAAGTTATCTTTACTTAAACCGGTAGAATATATAACAGAATATTCTTATGATGATTTAATTAAGGTTGATAAAGATAAAGCAGAAGACACAAATTTTAATGTTAGTGTAGAGAAATCTATTGAAGAATTTGTTGATTTAACGGAAGTTAAGTATAAAGATAAAGTAAAGACATATATTAATGAACTTTATCATAAAGCAATTATAACATCATGAAAATTGGAGCAGCAATCATAGCTTGTGATAGACTTGAATACACTAAGCAAAGTGTTGATAGTTTACTTGCAAATAAAGGTCCTTTAACAGATATTATTCTTATTAATGATGGTATTAAAATACCAGATGGAACATTACCAGATGGTATTGAGGTAATGAATAATAGACCACCTTATCAGACTGTTGGTAAAGCTAAGAATAATGCTATGCGAACTCTTTTAAATAGAGGCTGTGATCATATATTTCTTATAGAGAATGATATTTTAATTAAAACACCAGATGTATGGCAAAAATATATTGATGTTGCAAATGCTACAGGTATTACACATTTAAATTTTGGTTATCATGGTCCAGCTAATAGAACTCCAGATTATAAAAAACCAAATCCAAGATATATTGTAGAATATCCAAATGGTATTAAAGTAGCTCTTAATCCTCATAGTGTTGGAGCCTTTTCTTATTTTAATTTAAAATATATTAATAAGGTGGGTTATCATGATGAATATTTTCAAAATGCTTGGGAACATGTAGAATTATGTCAGAGAGGTATTAAAATGGGTTTATTACCAGCTTTTTGGTGGTTTCCAGATGTTGAAGGTAGTGATGATATGTTAGCAGAAATTCCTGGATCTATTCAAAATAGCTCTATTACTCATACAGAAAAATGGACAANCAACATGAAAAGAGGTGCTGATTATTATAGAAAACAGCATGGCGTATCGGCAGTTGAAAATCCAGACACTCCTTTAAATATTGTTTTACAAAAACTTAAAGAAATTTACAAATGCAAGTCTCTCACATAGGCATTTTAAAAGCTCAAGGTCATGGTTTAGGTAATCAAATGTTTTTGATTGCTAGCACTATTGGCATTGCAGAAGCTCATAAAGTAAAATATGGTTTTGCTAAATGGAAGAATAATGAATATTTTGCTAATTCATTACCAGATTTAGAACCTGGAGTAGCTACAACTATAAAAGAAAAGAGTTGGGATTATCACCCAGTAATCATTCCTGTTGATAGGCTTGTTTATTTAGATGGTTATTTTCAAAGTCATAAACATTTTATTAATTCAGAAAAGACCGTAAGAGATACCTTTGAATTTAAAAAATCTTTAGTGGATGATGTTAATAATATTCTTTCACAAGGTAATTTGGGAGATACATGCTCAATACATGTTCGTAGGGGAGACTATTTAAATTATCCTAATATACACCCTCAACAACCTAAAGATTATTGGGTAAATGCTCAAAAACAAATAGAATCAAAGAATAATGTAGATACTTATATTGTATTTTCAGATGATCATACTTGGTGTAAATTAAATATAGGATTATTCTCACAAACTGGTAAAAAGGTTTTATTCTATAAGGGTAGAACTCAAATTGATGATTTTATAGGTATATCACTTTGTAAGCATAATATTATTACCAATTCTACTTTTTCTTGGTGGGCAGCTTGGCTTAATAAGAATCCTAATAAAACAATAATCATGCCTAAACTTTGGTTTGGATCAGAAGGTCCTTGGTCGGGACCAACTAATGCAGATAGTTTAGCTGTAGATGGGTGGTTAAGATTATGAAAAGAGAATTTAGCACAGGTGCTCATAGAGACACAGATATAGGTAAACCTAAAATGAGTTTAATACCTACGGAAGAACTCATTCGTGTGATGCAGCATTTTCGCAATGGTGCAGACAAATATGGTGAAAGCAATTGGAAAAAAGGAATGACCACATCAGTCTTTTATGATAGTGCTCAAAGACATCTTTTAAAATGGTGGATGGGTCAAGATGATGAAGATCATATGGCAGCAGTGGTATGGAATATAATGTGTGCTATGTGGACAGAAAAAAATAAACCAGAATTAGATGATAGAAAGAATTTTAAATGAAAAAGAAATTATATATTAAAGATAGTAATTTTAGTCATTGCTTGTATAGCAGCAATCCCACCCCACCGGTAAATCTAACAGCAGATATTGAATGGGATAGAACTACACCACCACCAGGAGTTGATGTGGTATGCACAGATTTTAAATTACAAGAAGGTAATATTGCATGGATTTTAGAACCTTATGCTATTCATCCATTTGCATATGAATATATAAGGCAAAACCCTAAAAAATATAAAGAAATTTGGACTCATGATAAAGAACTTTTAGTATTTCCAAATGCTAAATTTTATCCAGTAGGTGGTTGTTGGTTAAAAGAAGAAGATAGAAAAATATATGATAAATCAAAAATGTTTTCTATTATTGCTTCTAATAAAAACCAAACACAGGGTCATCAATTAAGACATCAAATTATTCAAGCAGCTGGTAAGAAAATAGATGCATTTGGTCCTAGCTATATACCTTTTAAAGAACATGCATCTAATAAGATTGAAGGTTTAAAGGATTATAGATATCACTTCGTTATTGAAAATTGTAAAAGAGACTTTTATTTTTCAGAAAAGCTTATTGATACTTTAATGACAGGCACTATTCCTATTTTCTGGGGATGCCCTTCTATTGAGAAATTCTTTAATCCAGAAGGTTTTATTATATTCAATGATTTATATGAATTAAAAGATAAACTTAAGCTATGCACACCAGAGTATTATGATAGCAAAAAAGATATCATAAAAGAAAACTTTGAAAAGGCTAAAGATTATATCTTACCTGAAAATTGGATAGCTAAGAATATTCTTACTTCCACGACCAAGAGTTAATCTCTTGTAATATCTGGGCAGGTGACATGTAATTGATTAATTCCATCACCTGCCTATTTTTTTCTTCTAATAAAGGATTATAAAAAGCTGGTTTAACTCTTTCATGAGTTAAATGTAATAAAGGTTTAGTTACTCGAGCTACTCTAGCACCAACCTTAGTAAACCTTACAAAGAGCTCATTATCTTCATAACCCCAACCTTCAAATTTTTGATTAGCTCCACCAAATTTTAAGAATATTTCTTTATTGTAGAATACAGCTCCACCTACAGATCCTTTATTAAATAACTTACAATCATCAAGATTGATAATGCTTAAATCTTTATTCTCTTTAATTGCTTGATGATAATTCTTAGGAACATCATAAAATCTACCATCATAAGGATATATTACATCAGCTTGATTATCTAAAATAATCTTTGTGGATTTGGTAATTTGATTTACCGTTAATAAAGTATCCGCATCATAAACCGCTATTACTGGTGTAGAAGCTGCCTTAGCTGCAGTGTTAATACTTTTAGATTTATTAAAATTCTGACCCATAGGTATATAGATATATTTGCAATTATATCTATCTTTTAATTTGGGTTCTGTATCTTGCTCACATACAATAATTTCTGAATTAAAATTCTCTTGTAAATAAGATACAATAATGTCTAAATTGCTTAGTCTATCATCACTATCAATTTTTACAGGTATTAAAAAGGTTAAATCTTTTAAATCAGTCATATTGTTTATATTTAAATAAGATTTTATAATATCAAGTTGACTAATAATAAACCAGCTTTAAATTATTAAACAAGTGAAAAAGGTCTATATTACATTCAGCGGTAGTTTATATGAAAGAACAACTAAAATTATAGTTGAAGATGGCCTTAAATATGGTGCTGATGAAGTAAAGGTTTATGATGACAAATGGCTTTTAACCCAACCCTTTTATGAACAAAATAAATGGTTATGGGAACATCCTCATAAAAGAGGATTTGGTTGGTATTGCTGGAAGCCTTTTATTGTTTATCATGCATTACAATCATTAAATGATGGTGATATTGTCATGTTTACAGATGCTGATTGTTATCCTATTAGCAATTTTTCAATGTTATATGATCAATGTGATAAAGATGGTGGCATAATGTTATTTTCTAATGCACATCAACATTCTATTTGGTGTAAAAGAGATTGTTATATTGTAATGGCACAAGACAATGCAAAATACCATAAAGTGCCTCAAGGATGTGCTAGATTCATGCTATTTCAAAAAGGTAAATGGAAATCTACACAATTTTTAATGGAATGGTTAACCTATTGTGTTAATCCTAGAGCAACTACTTTTGATCCTAGTGTTTTAGCAGAAGAACTTCCAGGAATGAGAGAACATAGGACAGAACAAGCCATAATGACTAATTTGGCTTATAAATATGGTGTAAAGCTTTATAGAGAAGCAGATCAACATGGTAATGGTCGACCAGATTATAAAGATCTTTATCCTCAGTTATTTGTTCAAGATAATCCATCAGATACACCTGGAAATCAAAAAGTTACTTTAGAACCAACAGGTTCTAGCTATTTTAATATAAAATAAGCTGGGATTATTTTTAAAAATCTGCTATAATAGATATTAATGCAGTATGTCTACTTTAAACATTTAAAGGTATCTAACTTTTTGTCTATTGGCAAAAAGCCTGTAGAAATTACCTTTGCACCTGGTATTAATGTTATAACAGGTAAAAATTATGATAAAGTAGATAGAGCAAATGGTGTTGGTAAATCTACTATTACTGATGCTATATTCTTTGCATTATATGGTAATACATTAAGAGAGCTTAAAAAAGAGAATATAGTCAATGATCAAGCACCTGATCAACTGTGTGAAGTAGAATTAAATTTTTCTTGTGTATCTGGAGATCAAACTAGAGAATGCAAAATAATCAGATCTATTAATCCTACTAAATGTTATTTTTATGTAGATAATGTAGATGTTACTCGGTCTGGTATGCCCCAGACTACAGAATTAATAATTGATACTATTAGGACATCACCAGAGGTATTTCAAAATAGTGTTATTATGTCAGTCAATAATACTGTGCCATTTATGGCTCAGAAGAAAATTGAGAAAAGAAAATTCATAGAGGGTATATTGGGTTTAGAGGTTTTTAGTAATATGCTACAATTAGCTAGAGAAGATGCTAATGAGACTAAGAAAACATTAGAGGTAGAATCTACTAAATTGGAAGAAATCCTTCGTAATCTTCAAGATACTACCAATCAAAAAGAAGCTTGGGAAAATACTAAGAATAAAAAATTGGTAGATTTACAAACTAAATCCGCCAATAATGAGAGAGAAATAGCTGTAATAGAAAAGAAAATTGATAGTATTGGTATTTTAGATCCTAAAATATATCAAAAGCTTAATAATGATATTAAAGAATCTGCCGAGAAAATTTCAAAGCTTAAAGACAAATTAGAAGATAATAGGTCTAAAGTAGCTATTGCAGAGTCTCACATTAAAAAAGATAAAAGAGATTCCCAAGAATTAAAGAAACCAATTAAAAAAATAACCAATTCAGAAGATGAATTACAGCAAACAGTTAAAGATCTAGAATCTCAATTACTTAATTTAGGTCAATTAGATACAAATGAATTAACAAATATTAAAGATGAATTAGATTCATTTAAAGTAGCCATAGACACTATTGATAAGAAAATTAAAGATGCTAATAAGACTATAGCTATTGCTGAAGGTAAAATATCAGTATGCAATGATGCTCTTAAAAATCTTAAGAAACCAGATAAATCTTGTCCTCATTGTGGTAAAAATATTGAGGAGGTTGGTGTCATTCATTATGAAACCAATAAGAAAAATACAGAAGATGAATTATTAGAGCATCAGAATCAGTTAGCTAAAACTAAAACATCTTTAGATAAATTGACATCTAAAAGAGCAGAAATAGAAAATTCTATTAAAGATTTAGACAAAAAGAATAATGACTATTATATTAAATCTAAAAATATCACATCTTTAGAACAAAAATTACAACAAGCTAAATTTTCATTACAGTCTTTCAAATTAGAATTAGAATCATTTGAAAAAGAGACTGAAAAATATAATAAGATATTAAATGAATTGTCTTCTAATATATTAGAAAATGAAAAGATCATTATAGAAAAATCAAAATTAATAGAATCAATTCAATCTGATATAGATGTAACAAATAAAGATTATGAATCTCTTATTAAAAAATTTGATGATTTTAAAATCAAAAAACAAGAGATTGAATCTCTTAATCAACGTAAAGTTGATTTGATATATTGGCAAAAAGAAGTATCTAAAGACATAGAAAGTCTTAATAATGAATCCAATAGATATGATGATATTATTAAATCAATTAATAAAAGAATAGATACATCAAAGCAATTAATTGTAGATCTTCAAGAAAGAGCAGACATTATTGAAAGTGCTAAATTTATAGCTTCTGAAGATGGTGTTAAATCTTATATTGTTAAAAAGATCTTACAGGTTCTTAATAATAGGTTACTTTATTATCTTAAGAAATTGGAAAGTAATTGTATAGTTAGATTTAATGAGATTTTTGATGAGATTATCATTAATGAAAGAAACAAAGAATGTAGCTATTTTAATTTTTCTGGTGCAGAACGTAAAGCCATTGATTTAGCTATGCTTTTTACTTTCCAAGATATAAGAAGAGCACAAGCAGCAGTAGGTATTAATTTGGTCATGTTTGATGAATTATTGGACTCTTCTTTAGATGAAAAAGGCATTGATCTAGTGCTTGATATATTAAAAGAACGTGTAAATTCATATAATGAAGCAATTTATATCATTTCACATCGAAAAGAATGTCGCAAGTATTGTGCTAGCGGCGAAATGATTTTCTTAGAGAAAAGAAACGGTATAACTACTAGAACCACAAATTATGAACTTTCTTAACGCAAACGGAGTCCTTGGAGCACCTCAACTTCCTTTTGGAGTACCTACATTTGGTAATCCCTTAGTTAATGCACCTGGTGGTGCAACGGACCCTATGCAAGCTACCGGTTTGCCAGAAGGTATAAAGAGAGCTGTAAGTTATGCAGCAGATCATCAAGGTTGTGGTTTCTGGAGAATGCATTGGCCTGAAGCTATTATTAACGGTAATCAAATGGGTATTATCAATAATAATAACTTTATGATTCTCCAAGAGAATTTTTATCAAGATATTAAGTGTGTAAGAATTCAAAGGCAGGTTACACCAACCCAATTACAATTTGTTCAATTTTTAAGAGGTATCTCAAATAAAACCAATAAATTTAAAATTTATTATGAAATTGATGATGTTATCTTTGCAGAAGATATTCCTCTTTATAATAAAGCTAGAGAAGCATTTACAGATCCTAATATAGCTAAGACAGCTATTGAAATCATGCAATTATGTGATGGTATTACTACCCCCACAGATTACATGTCAAAATATTACCAAGAAAAATCCGGCGTAAAAGGAATTACATTACCTAACTATATGCCAAAATTTTGGATGGATCGTTTTTATAATAAAACAAAGATTACAGAGAATTATGAACTTTACAAAAAACGTCCACGTATAGGTTATATTGGTAGTCCCACCCATTTTAATGTAGCTAATTTACCAGGAGTCAAAGATGATTTTGGTGATATATTAGATGTGATTAAAAAGACACTTAAACAATTTAAATGGGTTTTAATGGGTGGTTGTCCAGCAGAGCTTGCAGAATATGTAAGAAATGGTGATATTGATTATATTGGTTGGACTCGCATTTGGGATTATCCATCAGCATTTAATGCTTTAAATGTTAATGTTGTTATTGCACCATTACAAAATAATCGTTTTAATTTAGCTAAAGCTAATATTAAGCATATTGAGGCTGGAGCATTAGGAATTCCTTGTGTATGTCAAAATCTTGAACCTTATAAGGATGCACCATTAAAATTTAATAGTGGTGATGAAATGATTGAGACTATTAAGACTTTAGTATCAGATCGCAAACGATATTTAACAGAATCAGATATTGCTCGTAAGAATGCTACAAAGTATTGGTTAGAAGATCATATTCAAGAGTATTGTAATTTATATTTTTCTTGATATTTGTTAAAGGTTAAGGTAGAATAGGTTTGTGTATAGAAATATCTATTATAGTGCCCGTGAGCAATGTTGTCATCTTTTTACCTGGGATGAGAATGGAAATAGAATTGTAAAGAAAGAGCCATTCTTTCCTTATTTCTATATAGAGACTAATTCAGATCAAGTAGATGGATTATCAATCTTTAACACCAAATTAAAGAAAAAGACTTTTAAAAGCGCTTTTGAGCGTAATAAGGCAGCTCAAGATGGAGCAATTAAGAGAATCTATCATAATGTTCAAGTAGAACAACAATTTTTAATAGATACCTTTAAAGATGAATATGATAAGCCAGAATTTACAAGATTTCCTCTTAAAGTATGCTTTTTAGATATAGAAGTTGATACCCATATCTATCATGCAGATAAGATTGTAAAGGTAAGATTAAAAGGATCTAAATCAGAAGAAAAAATGTCTCTTGGTGAACTTCGAGCTAAGAAAGATATAGAAAGCTATGAAGTTTTAAATGATCAAGAGCAGATCTGGACGCCTTATTATATTTCAATCTATACTAAGACAGAATTTCCAGAGACTGATGAGGTTAAGCATCCTATTAATTTATTAACAATATATGATAGCTTAACAAGCAAATTCTATACTTGGGGTATAAAGCCTTATACACCTAAAAAAGAAAATGCTATCTATTTTCATTGTAAATCAGAATCTGATTTATTCCTTAACTTTTTAAAATTCTGGACAGATGATTTTTATCCAGATATTCTTTCAGGTTGGAATGCTAATGGCTTTGACTTTCCTTATTTAATTAACCGCATTACTAAAGTCTTAAGTGAAGAGCATGCCAAGAAATTATCGCCAGTAAATAGTATTTGGTGTCGTAAAGGTATCTTTATTAAAGGCCAAGAAATGGATAAATGGAATATCCATGGTATTTCTTGCGTAGATTATCTAGAATTATATAAAACCTTTCCACATCAACCCCTTGAGTCTTATTCTTTGAATTTTGTAGCTCAACATGAATTAGGAGAAGGTAAATTGGCTATTAATGCTTCTAATCTAGCTCAACTGGCAGAAACAGATTGGGAGAACTTTGTAGATTATAACATTCAAGACGTAGAGCTTTTGGTTAGAATAGATCAAAAGAAGCAACATTTTAAGATATTGCGCATGTTAGCCTATAAAGGTTTAACAGATTTTGATAGAGCTCAAGGCAAGGTTGTTATTGTTACAGGGGCGGTTGCTTTAGCTGCTTATAAACAAGGTATGATTATTCCTACCTTTGTGGGTGGTCCTACTAGAGATGAAATTGAAGGTGGGTTTGTTAAAGAACCGGATAAAGGCCGTAAAACAGCTGTGGTTAGCTATGATGCTAATTCTCTATATCCTAATACCATTATTACTCTTAATATCTCACCTGAGACTAAAGTAGGTAAGATTATATCTAAGACACCTGAATCTGTTACTATTTTGCTTGCATCTAATAAGGAATACATGCTTCCAACAGACAAATTCATACAGTTTGTCCAGAATGAGAAAATAGCTATATCTAAAGCAAATGTATTATATACTCAAAAGACCAAAGGAGTAGTACCAACCCTTATTGATAGTCTTTATAATGAGCGTGTATCTGCCAAGAAATTATCAAATACATTAAAGAAAAAGTTATCTAAGATAACCAAAGAAGATCCAGAATATATTAGCACTAATTCTGAGATGGAAAGATATGATGCATTACAAAATGTGATTAAGCTCTTACTTAATTCCATATATGGAGTATTTGCTAATAAATTTAGTCCTATTTGTGATAGTGATCATGCAGGTAGTATTACTCTTACAGGTCAAGCGGTGGTAAAACAAGCTAGTGTTATTATTGATCAATATGCCAAAGAAAAATATGGCTATGAGGGTAAATCATTAACTCTTTATTCAGATACAGATAGCTGTCATGTTACCATTCAACCTATCTTAGATATAGCAAAGCTTGATATATTTGATAATAATAAGGTTACTAAGAAAGGTTTAGAATTAATTGATGATGATTTGGGAGTTTATTTAAATAATAAGATTAAAGAATGGGCTGGAGATAATTTAAATTCTGTAGATCCTCGTTATTTCTTTAAGAGAGAAGCTATTTGTGATGTCGGGGTATATCTACAAAAGAAAAGATATATATTACATATTTTAGATAATGAGGGGGTAGAGACTAATAAATTTAAATATGTAGGGGTTCAAATAGCAGCCTCAGCTACACCTAAGAAAGCTAAAGAATTAATCAAGAAGGTTATTGAAAATACGCTTTTAGAACATGATCAAGTTAAAGCTAATAGCCTTTATAGGAGCATATATGAATCCTTTAAGAATTTGCCAAGAGATGATGTAGCTCTTCGTGGTGGATTGAGTGACCTGGAAAAGGGAGAGTCTAAATCAGATGGTTTTGCTATTGGTAAAGGAACCGCTAATCATGTCAAAGGGGCCTTATGGTATAATGAATTATTACGTCATTATAATCTAGACGGAAAATATGAAATGATAGGTTCTGGCAGTAAAGTCAAAAAGATTTATATTTTACCTAATAAATTTAAGGTTGATACTTTATGCTATACTGGAACTTTTCCGGTTGAATTAGAAGAAGAATTTAAAGTAGATTATGTAGAAATGTTTGATGGTATTATTAAACCCCCTGTAAAATCTGTATATGAAGCGTTGACATGGGAGCTACCAGACATTAATAATGAAGTAACAACTAATATTTTTGAATTATTCTCATGATTAAGATATCCCATGAATGCCCTTTAAGTCTTCTTCCAATGTCTATTATTTGGAATGATTATGATTATGCTTTGGTGCATCTTTTTGAAAAATATCCAGATTATTATAAATTTTACGAAAATAGCGTAAAGACTAAGAGACATGTCTTATTAGATAATTCTTTATTTGAATTAGGTGAAGCATTTAACCCAACAGAATATGTCAAATGGATTAATAAATTAAATCCAACAGAATACATTATTCCTGATGCTTTGGGTGATAAGAATAAAACTATTGAACTATTTAATAATTTTATAAAAAATTATAGTAAAGATATCACCAAAGAAACCAAAGCTATTGGAGTAGTTCAAGGTTCTTCCTATGAAGATATAGTTGAATGTTATAAAACCTTAAATGATTCAGGTTTTTGCTCTAAAATAGCTTTTGCATTTATAGGAGATGCTTATACAAAAGCTTTTCCTCATCCTAATAAATGGGTATCTATGGCTATGGGTAGAGTATTGGTCCTTAGCAAATTATTAAATGATGGTGTTATTAATAAAAATTTACCTCATCATCTATTAGGAAGCTCTCATCCAAGAGAATTTAGTTTTTATCAAGGATCAGAATTTAATTGGATTGATACTTTAGATACATCTTCTCCTATTGTTCATGGTCTTAAGAAAATTAAATATAATGAACAAGTAGGAACATGGAATAAAGAATCTACTAAATTGGTTGATCTATTAGAAACCAAGGTTGATAATGTTCAATTTAATATTATAGAAAATAATATTAAACAATTTAAATTATATGTTAATGGTAAATGACATCATTAGAAGCTATAACTAATTCAGTACATGCAAACTATCCTCACTTACTGGCCGATTCTGTTTATATCCGCGATTATTGTTTTTGGGATTGTATTCGTAATCAAGAACTCCCGGTAAAAGAAATAGAAGAGGTCAAACCTTATCT